TCACCCTTTGTTGTGTTTATATTTTCTTCCAGTTCAGATTTATATTCGTCTTCCATTCTTTCTACTTCAGAACGAACTTTTGATTTAACAGCAGCCTCAAACACAGTTGCAGCTTTTCTCTTAAATTCTTCGGAAAGGTCACCCTCACCATTCATTAATGCATTAACATGCTCAGAAACGTCAATAGACTTTAAACGATTTTCAACAGATTCTTTTTTCTCTTTGTCCTCTGGTGACATTTCTTCGTGTGACATTTCTTTTTGCATTCCATTATACATAGCCATGAGTTGCTCTTTCTTAGCACCTTTCATCATTTCTTGCATTTTGGAAGCCATTTCAGATTTTGTCATTTTTGCCATTTCTTTCTTCATCATTTCCATTTTGTCCATTTCAGAAAGTTCTTCTTCTCCGTCTGCTTCGAATCCAGCAGCAAGAGGTTTGGCAACTTTAGAATCTCCATCATTAGGTTTGTCCATTTTGTCTGCGGCACCTTTTGTTGGGATACTAGAATCTTTTTTGTTAGGTTTAGCTGCATCAGCTCCTACATTTGAAGATACAACTTTTTGTGGTGTTCCGCCTGCGATTTCTTCCTCGCCTGTTACACCATCTTTTAAATCTTCAGCCTTGTCCATTTTCGTAGCTCCAGCTTTAGGTTCATTGCCGGCTGCTTCTTCAAGCTCGTCAAGTACTTCTGCCTCTAGCTCCTCAATGGTTTTGTCTAATTCATTAGCCATGGGGATATACTCCTTATAATTATTTTTTCTAACTTTATTTATAAAATTAAAGTTTTTGAAGAAACTTTGCGAACTCTAAAGCATTGGCTTTAGAATTATTTGTCCGTGCATTTTCCTCAATGTTGATTTTAATATCTGCAACATCGGCTTCTTTTATTAAACCATTGTTCCAAATCCACTCTTTACCCTCCATTATACCCTCAACAAACGCGTTAGGAGCACTTGGGTCTGCAACAATATCTGCAGCAGTTGCAAGGTAAAAATCATTTCTCACATAGTTAGCACCATTCTTCTGGTCTAAACTCCCCATACCTCTTGATGATACACCCAATTTAGCACCATCATCCATTAAATTCTTTACTATCTCACCCATAGGTGTAGACAATACTTTTGCTTCTCCGATAAAGTTCTTTCCATCTGGGTATAGAGCAGTAATCATATGTGATGCTCTTTCCAGATTTACAGTCGGGCCATCTGGGTGACCTAACTCTCCAAAAGCTCTTTTCTCATTAATGTATTCTTTGTTATATCTTTTTACTTCTTTATTAAGAATTTCCATAGGATAGATACGACCATTACGATTTTTAATATCAGCCTGCATGAAAATACCTTTAATCTTGTAATTCTTATTACCAGTCTTTTCATCTTGTTCAATTAAATAATCAGTATCGTGTTCTGTATTCTCTGATATTAATTTTAATGTGTACATTATTTTATCCTTTATGAAGTATATGCTTCATCTTTTCTACACTCTAATATTACAAAACCAGAAGTTCCTCTAGTTTCTGCTGTGATATCAGAAGATGTTGCGGTTGTGTTTGTTGCAGCTGCTTTAATTGCACCTGCAGAACCATCATAGTGTCCAGTACCAGCAAGATGTAATGCAACAACATCAGATGAAGCACCTTTAAATTCAATGATACAGTCACCAGTATTACCAGCTGCAGTACCTTGAGTAAATGACCACCATGCTCTTAGTATATCTACCTTTGCACCATTCGCAAAACCAGACAAGGTATGGGCATCTAGAATAAGGTTAGTTGCGGTATCATTATCAAATACTGCTTTTACTGTTACCATTCCACCAGCTTTTGCTGCATTAACTACTGTATCTCTCAATGTTGTTGTTACGAATGACATTATTTAACTCCTTAAAATGCTAACATTTCTTTTTCAAAATATCCCATAAGTTCCTTTTCGGATACTTTATATTTTTTAGATATTTGATTTATAGTTTTTTCAAAAGTATTTAGGAAATCCGAAGGCTTAGAGTCCATTTTATTAAAAATCTCATCAACAGCGTCTTTCATCTTTGGAGAAAGTTTCTTATACTGTTTAGATTTTTTATGTTCATCTTTCTCTGGGAGAGATGTGTATAACTCGTTAAACTGTTTCATCTTCCTCTACTTCTGGTATGTGATTCTTTACAAAAGAACCAGCTACCTCTTTTCTTTTATTCTCTAATGCATTACCTACTAAGTCAGTCATTACAGATTTAAATGCATCCTCTGCACCTAAGTTATTACCTTTTTGTAATTCATTTACGAAATTTTCTGCACTCATTATTTATCTCCATTTTTTTCTGGTGGTGCTTTACCATCATATGCATCTAAGTCATCTGCAGGTATTGGTGCACCATCCATAGATGGGAATCTTGTGATACCATCTGTGTTTTGTGGTATATCAACTCCACCCTCGTCTGGGTCTAAGCCAGCTTCTTTATTCATCTGTTGTTGCATCGCACCAATCTCAGCGTCAGTAAAGTTCAGTACATTTTTCTGTACCCACTCTTTACTAAAGAAAGTACCAATATAACTTTCAATATTTCCTAATGCATTAATTCTATCTTCAAGTAGTTCTGCTTTCTTGAGTTCTGCAAAATGTCCGTCTTGTAAAAAGTCATACTGAATATGTTGTGATATCTTTGACCAATCTTCTAAAGTAATCACACCTTTAAGTATAAGTTGTGTTTTTAGAATATCAGTAAATAGGGGTGTAAACTTTTTTCTTAATCTTTGTACAAACTTTGTAAATTTAAGTTCATCTCTTGTAATCTCTGTAGAACGACCAAGACTAAAACCAGCTTCTGCTTCTAATCTAGAAATAGGTACATTCAAAGAACGATATAATTTTTTCTTGAAATATTCTATATCATCTATTTCACCAAGATTAGAACCGCCGGGCAAAGTAGTAATCTCTGTTCCTCTACCACCCTCTCGTCTTGGTAACCAGAAGTCTTCTAACATAGACATTTGGTTTCTATCATCTCTGATTTCCCCAGTAGAAGCATCATATACCAGTTTGTTACGATAACGATTCATAACATCTTTTAGATATTGTTCTGCTTTAATCTTTGGTAGATTACCAACGTCAATGTAAAATATACGTCTTTCTGGAGCTCTTGATATACGATAGATAACAAGTGCATCTTCAATCATTCTTAGTTGATTTACTGGTTTAATTGCTTTATGTAAATAAGATAAAACATGACCTCTATTTTGGTCTATTAGTCCGCTTGGACAATATGTAATACTATCTGGTGCAATCTTAATACCTTCAGTTGTTCCAGTTTTAAGACCCTTATCATTATAAAGATAATAATCATTTACTTTTCTAACAAGCTCTACACTTGTACCTTTTTTTACCTCTTTACTTACTTCTTTAACTTTACGAATTTTTTTTGGTTCGATATATCGTAACTCTAAAACACCTTTTTTTGGATTTTTTTGGTCAATAACTTTGTGATAATAAACTCTACCATCAACATACCATCTACGAAAAATATCGTGACCTTTTGTATCAAAGTTAAGTAACTCTAATACAGTATCAAATTCTTCTCTAATTCTATCTTTAATTCTTTTAGGATAAGCTAATCTGTCAAGTTCTATTGCAACAGCTTGGTCTTTTTCATTTGACACAATGCCTTCATTTATGATATCCTCAATTGCAGAATCACATTCTGGTTGTTGGGCAATATCACGATATCTACGAATTAAGTCTTGTTCGTTTCGTTCTCTACCATCTGTGTCTAAAAGTTGTCCATAGAAACCGCCTCCGACAGCTTCAAGAGTTCCGTCTTCTGAACTAGGTTCAGTAAACTTCTCTTTGCTGCCAGAGTCTTTAATTCTTTCAAATTTGAAACCAAAAAGTTCAGCCATAATATCTCCTACTATTGTCTTCTATTTAGTAGGTTAGAAACTCACGCCTGAAGGCTCAAAGTGTTGATATCTCCATGTGATAGGAAATGTTTCAATTTCTGTTGCTTCAGCAGAACTTAACTCAATTGCACCTATTGTAAGAGGGAATGCGTTTCTAAAGATGTAACTCTTTAAAACTGTATCATCTCTATCTAATTGTTCTACAGTCAAGTCTGTTTGATAATCAGATGGAGAAATAGCTCCAGTATTATCAACGTAACTGTTAATACCATTTTGCCATAGTTCCATTGCATTTCTTATCATAAAATCGGTATCATTATATACTGTAACATCCCAAGTTTCTGGAGCTGGTCTATCACCAGTAATATAAATGTTTCTACCTCTAAATGGAACTGGTATTTCAGTTAATGTAGATGCAGGTAATTGTGCTGCAGTTACTAAAAATGAAGTTCTACGAACATCTAGTCCAATTGCAATTCCAGAAGGCGGTGTCATTGTTACTCTAAATTGGTTAGCTCTTGCTCCACCTCCAATTAGATTTGCTTTAAAGTCATCTATGTTTCCCATGATTAGCCTCCTACCTCTGTAAAGCTTACCCCAGTCCTAACTGCGATAAAGTTAAGTGTTATGAAGTTGATAGACCTTGCAGGTTTGATAAAGATGTCTGCCACAAATTCGTTTCTGTCAATGACTTCTCCAGTATTATTTGTTCCATCTGCAACAACAGAGAAATCTGTAATACCTCTACGACCTTGAATATCCCTCAAGAAAGGCTCTACCAAGTTTCTAAACTGTGCTCTTGTAAATTCATCATTGAACTCAAAAAGTTGAAATTTGGCTGCAGTTGCAATTGCTTTTTCTAGAAGTAAGAATAATCGTCTGACATTAATTCTATCAAATGCACTTGGCTTTGATAATGCAGTCTTATCTCCAAAAAGAACTACGCCTTGGCCAGGAAAGTTAGTTACTGGATTTATTCTTGCACGATATAGTTGGTCTCTTTCAGCTTTTGTTGGGTTGAAAGATAACTTGACTGCACCTCTAACATTACCTCTGTTAAAACCTGCAGGAGAAAAGAAACTATCTGCAACTTGGTCTGTAAATGCACAAAGTCCAGCAGTATCTCCATTTAATGGTACAAATCTAAATACATCATTGTACTTATCGTACATATACTTGTATCCACTATCGAATACCATATATGATGAACTTGGACATAAATCAAATGCAGTTACAACATTTTGAGTAGCAGTCGAGGAAAGTGAAACACCCACAGTTGCTGAACGATATGGAGAAACAAATCCCACACAATCTCTACGAGTTTCACATAATGCGGTAATCATTGTTACATGAGTATCATGTCCAGTTGAAGTATCAGCTACGATACTTGATGAACCACCTAATACTAAGTTAATATCTAATGATTCTGTATCCTCAAACTTATCGTAAGCTAATTCAACCTCTCCAGCTGTTGTAGAGAAATCATCTGTTCCACCAGTTAATTCATCTATGGTTATTGGAATAACATCTGTATATGTTGATGTTGTGTCTGTTCCCCAGTTAGAACCAGCAGAAATATGATCTGTCCAGTAAATAAATTCAGATGAAGTAAAAATAACATCTGCGTAATAGTTTGATCCACCTTGTGCTGTTTTTCCGTTAG